TTGCAACCCTTAGATACATACAAGAAGGTAATTCAATTGGGGTTTTCTTATCATCCCTCATTGAATACTTGCTTAAGAATGTAGTTGCGGCAAAAAAATCATATGTTAAGTCAACTGGTTGTAATTCCTTATTAATTAACTTAGATTGACGGCTTAATAAAATACGGCCACCTAATAAAGAATAATCTGGGTGTTGTATTATCTTATCAGCCGATTTAAACGCTATTATTTCATCAATTTCCGTTGTTGTGATATTATCACTAATCAATGGTATTACTTCTTGAAATAAAAGGTCGCTATCAACCAGTAATCCAGCAGCTTGTGTCTTGATTCTCGTAAGAATCTTATTAGGCATAAATGCCTGTGATGTTTTATCTCTCTTTAAAATTCGCATAGTTATATTTGTTTAAAAATCTTGTTCAAAAATACCCTCAGTACTTGTTGGTATGTCAACCCTAGTATATTCACCTTCTCTTTTCTCAAAGAAGTTATTCTTAGCTGATAAACCAATTCTAGACATATAGTCTAATGGGTTTGTAACCATAAATTCTCTTTCACAACCGAAGTCATTAAGAACAATATCAGTAACATATTGTACGTACTTAACCATATCATTTTTTGTTAAGCCTTGTAGTCCGTCTGGCATACTATTTTCAACAAAGACCTTCTCAACCTCATAACAACCCAATATAATATTTCGCAATTCATCCTTGGATAATTTATACTCATCTTTTAAATAATTGTTGTATAAATATAAAGCAAATTCATAGTGAGCTGTTTCATCACGTAAAATCAATTCATTCATGGCTGCAAGACCTGGCATTTTATTTCTACTTCTAAACCAGAAAACTCCAGAAAAAACGCTAGAAAAAGCTATACCCTCAACACAAGCAAACGCAACCAATCTATGTGAAAAAGACGGGTGTTGTATCCAAGTCTCAGCCCATTCAGCCTTTGTTGCAACAGCAACGTTGGTATCCATTGAATGGAAAAGTTCATCTCTTTCTGCTAGATTTTGTATAAACGTTTCAATCAATAAAGAATAACCATTTGCATGTACTTGTTCGATAAACGTTTGGTGACCATAAAAATACTGTGCCTCTAGTATTTCAACTTCACGTAAGAAATTTGTAGCTAGATTATCAATGACCAATCCATCAGATACCGCAAAAAATGCTAGTATATTCTTTAGGTATTGCTTCTCATTATCTTTTAGCTCATCATATTTATCCTTTGATAAATCAGTTTCTTCAGCAACCCAAGTCTGGGATTCCGCACCTTTATATTTTTGCCATAAATCATTGTGAATGATTGGAAATATAACATATCTCTTCTTTAATGCTTTGTCTTTTAAATACATTTTTTACTATTATTTTAATTACCGTTATTTAATGCTTCTCTTCTAAGTCTAGTTGCGTTCAACAAATCATTTACCCTTTGTTGGTTATTAACCTCAACATCTTTTCTGTGCTCCACTTGTGTTCTTCCACTCTTAAATTCATTATTCTCAATTTGAATTGTTGAGTTATTAAATATAACATCCTCAAATATTAATCCATCCTTTCCAAATCTAGACTTTAATATTGCCATTGTTGCCGTACCGTCTTCCTTTTGGTCTAGTGACTTAGCAATGGACACGATAAAGTGGCCTATCTGTCCCTTTTTGATTGAACCACCCATTTGGTCAGATTCAACAACCGTAGCTTTAATACTTGAGCGATTTCCTTGTACAGCGGTCCAACCAGCAAGATTTAATTCATCCAACATTGATTCAAATTCACGCATAACGCTACCCTCACCAATATTAGCATCATCATACCTTCTTGAAGGTGTCACACAATCAATATAATCTAATAAAATTATGTCAGGTCTAAAGCCTTCAGATATTTGTTTTCGTATATACTGGCGTATCATAGGTATTGTTGTACCAGCACTTGGAAATTTCTTTAGTTTAAGTGAACCTTTAGCGTTATTATTTTTTTCGTTTTTTAGATTAATTATATCATCAGTATGTAATGATAAATCATTTAAATCAATACCTGTCCAACAAGATAAGTGCTTACGCTGAATAACCTTTGGATTATCTTCAAAAAATATTTGTATAACATTATAACCATCATTCATAGCTGTATTAGCTATCTTAGTTATCATTGTGGTTTTGCCGACCCCGAATGGCGCTAAGATTAGAGCTAACTCACCCTTAGATAGACCACCATTCATTACCTCATCTAAAAAACTAATACCAGTTCTTATTGGTTGACGAAAATCATCTGATAATATTGATTCAATATTATCGAGAACATTGATAGTATCATCTTGATTATCACCATGTTCTAACGCCTTACGTAGTATTGATTCACATTCATCATAACTCTCAAAATCACCCTTGTCAATTATTACTTGAATGGACTTTATTGATTTCTTTAACTCCTGTTGCTTACAGAACTTCATTGCAATATCTTGAACCTTTAAGGTATCATGTAAACTGATATTCTTAATCTTGTTTAATTGAGATAAGGCATATTTTTGTTGAATATCGTCTTTAATATCGCCCAATAATCTAAACTCAATACTACCCATATCAGGTATAATATCATCTTGTACCTTAGCATCTTTAATTGTTGCAACTATAACCCTTAAGTATGGGTCTGCAAAATAATTTGGGTCAACAATTTCAATTATAGTCTCAGCAAACCTATTATCTGTTAATAATTGAGCAACAAATCTCATTTGGTAATCTAACCCTAAAAACCCTAAATTATCCCTATCTATTTTTGCCATAAAATTCTTCCATGTTAATTAAATTGTCGTTATTATAAATATATAAAAGTATGGCTTAGGCCATACTTTTGGTATATTTATTTCGACTAAGATACAATCTTATTTCAGCCATAATAGCTGGAATAATCTCTTTAATATCGACAGCATATCTAACCTTGGTTGGAAAATTATTACCATTAAATGTTTGAAAACCAACACTTTGTTTGTCAATTTTTATCTCAAACTGAAAATTATCAAGCTTTTCAAAGTTATCTTTATATGGTTGTTCGAACGGTTCACCATATGGATTATACATAGACCATAAGTATTCTTTGCTTTTCTTCTTAAGGTAGTTTGGTATGATACCCATAGTACCAAAATCACCATTATCCATACCGCAAATAGCATCCATTAATTCGGCCATTTCAGTAGAATTAATAGACTTATCGTTAAAATCTCGTATATCAAAATACCTCTGGCAGATGATATGGTTATTAATGTAAAGGATGAACTCAAATCTTTGCTCAACAAATTTTCTTGGTTCTGATGTTTTAGCTGTTAATGTTGCCATGTTTTAGTTTTTTTTTTAAGTTAATTATTAAATGTTATTTTCTCTTTCAATTAGTTTCTTAAATGGTATTAAAAATTCGGCATATCTAGCTTCACCAAATACCCTATCTAGACCATCTCGTTTCATCATCTTAAGGACATTCTTAAGGTCCCTACCAGAATCATTTAGAGTACCATCTATTAAGGTTTCCAATTCCTCTATCCCATTATCTGTTAACATGGGTCTAGTTAAATTTACGAGCCTTTCATTTATCTCATAAATATTTTCTTTCTGTACCCCATCGGTAATCTTATTGATGATATTGTCTAGTACCTTAAGTGGTTTCTTTTTAAGAATTAATCTTTCTGTTTGTTGTTGCTTAGCTAATTCTATTACCTCATCAATAGTTAATACTCGTTCCTTTATCTCTGGAAATAATTTAATTAGCGTATCTTCACCTAAGCCCTTGATACCTTTGATGCTATCACTTCGGTCACCGACCATGGTTTTAAGTAAGACTGAATTTCCCTTATGATGGGTAAAATGTGTTGAAAAATTGTTTGAATCTACGTAGACTTTTAAATCTAAGAAATAAATGCGTATATCATCAGATATCAGCTGTAGAAAGTCTCTATCTGACGATGCAATTGTAATCTTTTCGTTAATATCACGGTTTAGACAATAATGAGCAATAAAATCATCGCTTTCAATGACCTCATCTTTTAGTTGTCTGATATATAAATCATTTAAGTATTCCCAAACCAATTTGCGTTGGTTTAACTCGCTAAGGTCATCTGGTTGTGTACCATTCACGAAATCTTTACCTCGGTCACTCTTATATGGTTCATATATCTCATACCTAAGCTTACCACTAAAGTTACCATCCCAAAAGACATATACCCTATGGTATAAGTCTTCGGTTAATATCTTGCGTAGTATAACAAGGAATGATGATAAACCACCTATGTGTTGACCATTATGGTTGTATTCGTTTTTAGCACCAAAATATCCTAACTTAAATAAGGAATTTCCGTCTACCAATAATGTATTTTGTATTTTTAATCTAGGTACACCATTACGTGGTGGTCTTTTGTTCACATTTACTTTTTTAGTTAGTTAAAAAATAACTTACACACTATCACCTTCCATTTGCCCTTCTTCTTCACCGAACTCAATCTTAGTATCGTAGCTCACGTTTAAAGCATCATGGATGAATTTTCTATTTGTTGTTTTATATGCATCTAACTCATCTGGATTAACATACCCATGTGGAGTTGATGCAATAACACCATTTCTTTCAATACCAGTAACATGGTTTTTCTCAGCTCTAATCTTAGCTTCGGTACCGTATTGGAAGTCTTGGCCTAGAGCCTTAGCTGTCAATTTTTTAGTACCATGTGTTAAGATACCACCCAAGTGAACAATTAGTCTAGAATTAAAGAACATAAATTCGCCACCTTTATGTTTAATAACTGTACCATTCATGCTATCCAGCCAAATCTTTTGAACACAAATAAATGTATTTGTAAACGGACTGTCTTCAGCTCTACTTGACGGAATCTTGAAGTTAACAATCCCTTGAAAAGCACCCATAGCACCAGCGTTCCACATATTGTTACTTGAATTGGAACAAGCTGATTTGTAACAATTAAGGGTACCAATTGAATCCCAAAGGAAGCATAGGTTCATATTGAACAGGCCCTGCTCTTGTTTTTTAATCATTTCCGAAATAAATAACGCCACATCCTCAATTACTGGTTCACCTCTTGTTGGCTTTGATTTCATCTCACTGCTTTGGTGGTCATAATTCTTATATTTATTATACAAGTCACGACTTCTTACTAACATGAAGCCATCTGGTTTTTCTGTTATCTCACCAGTTTCCTCATTAACAACCTCAATGAACTTAACACCAACCAATTTGGCATGTTCAGTATTCCAATTACCCTCAGTCTCAATTACTACTGCAAAATCACCTACCTTCTGACAACCAACAATGGCCTCATAAAAAGCTGTTGACTTACCCGTGTTCGAATAACCTCTTACAAGGCTAACATAACCTCGTGGAAAACCAGGTAGTTTTATTGCATCGTGCCAAGCTTTTGAAAGCGGAATCCAAGATAATTCTTTGTCTTTTGGTTCTGAGTTTAATCCTTCTGATTCTAAGAATCCATCTAAATCGAAAGGTACTTTATTAATCGGTGGTTTACCACCATTTACAGTTTTACTAGGTAATTTTGCCATTTTAAAGCATTAAAAAGATATCGTTATTTTAGGACAAAAAAGGGTGATTCCTCACCCAATTTTGACATTAATTTTTATGGATTTACTTCCATTTTAGAATGGCAAGTCGTCTGATTCATCATCACCATCACCATGATTTTCAGCTGGTACGGAAGCCGCTAAGATACTGGATTTAACGTTCTCAACACCCAGTGTTAACTCAGTATCAAGGTTTTCAGTTTCAGTTTTTTCAGCTACGCTTGTTTTATCAACAAATGTCTTAGCATCCTTATCCCAAACTGGAACACCACCCTTAACGATAATCTCCAAATAGTCGTAAGTCTTAACTGAGTACACATCTTCCCAAGTTCTTGTGTCAGCTAACCAAGTTTGAGCCAAAGCAGCATCTTCACTTAGTGGTGATGGGTCTAAAGATACCACTGATGTAACAGTTGGGTTACCTTTCTGATTTCTATTAATCGTTATGATTAAATCACGACCAGTTTCTGGATGTGTAATATCTTTTTTCAAAGCCTTTACCATACCTAAAATCTTGTCAATTACACCATTTTTAGTATAATCATGGTTAAACCTCCAAAACTTAACACCTTCAGATTCTTTATCCCTGTCGATAATCTTAACAACGTATACTTGTTTAGCTGAATACTTTTTAGCTAGTTCTTTATCGGCCTCGTTACCTGTAGATAACAATACTTCACGTGCCTCACAAAATGGACATGCTTCGCCTTTCTCATGCTTAAGACATGCGTATTTTGTTGACTTATTATCAATATAAGTCGTATGCACATGCATTGGTGAGAATGGCGTTCCAGATGGATTTGGTAAAATCCTAATTGTTCTAGTTGCCGAATCAACACCTACTGGTAGGTATGTGCTGAAATAATTCTTTAAATCATAAACCTTATCTTTCTTCTCATATCGAGGTTTATTATTTTGTTCGTACTGTTCTAGCATCGCTACTAGAGGATTAATTTGTTCACTCATTTTCTTACGTTTTTTCTTAGTTTATGTTTGTTATTTATTCTCTTTTCTTGTTACAAATATACTAAATATTTGGAGAAAGTCAAGTAGTTTTTTAGTACTTATCTAGCTTTCAAAAACAAAGATACTAAGATTTTTGCCAACACACAAGTTAAAATTGAAAAAAGTTTTAAAAAAGATAAAGCCCCGATTTCGGGGCCTTATTTTTAATATTCTTCTTCTTCGTAATCATTTAAGTTTTCCTCATCGTAGGATTTTGGTGAAAAGGATTTTTGAATCGTTGCGTCATTATAACCAACATTGACATCATCCTTTGTTAGTATATACTCTTTAGGTTTTTTTTCTGTATCCATAACATCATACGCACCTTCTTTTTCTGACCAATAATCACCCAATTTTTGGTTAAATGGTGCAGAACTTAAAGACCTCATCTCCAATTTTTCAACTGGTGTTGGATTACGCTTAATAAATTCTCGCTCAAGACCATCAATCTTATCGTTTAACTTCGACATAGATGCTACTCTAGCTTCTAAATTAGTTAATTTTTGTAGTAATTCTTCACTTTTTTTATTTGCCGCATCAGCAGAATCTTTTGCCTCTTGCGAACCCTTAACAAGTGATGTTACGTCAACTTCTACATCCTCAGATGAAGGTTCTGGGGTCATATCTGGTTCTGGCGCTTGTGCTGGTTCTGGCATATCTGTCATATTTTCTTCTGAACCATCACTCGGTGTATCAACACCTAATTGATTGGCTACATCCGCAGCACCAGCATCGGCA